AGTGGTTGATAACTATATGGTAAAAATGTATGAAATTTTTAATATTTAGGATGAAGTCTTGATCTACATAATCACTATTCTGTAGATAGTTTTCCATATCCTCTTTACTATACCAGGTACAGTTGTAAGGTAGTTCTTCTATCTTATCTGTCCATTCGTCTCTATACTCTGGTTGATCCAGTACTATGTGAAATTCAAATTCAATATTTGGAAATTTCTTATACAACTGGTACATGGTGAAGTATTCTAACTTACCTCTTTTATGCCAAAGTCTGGCTACTGGTATTTTTGTTTTCATTTTGTAAAGTATTGATTTAAGTATTCATGTAAACATACTTTCCAATTTCTCATATAATTTCTCTGCAAGTCATTTAGAGCTTTATTGATAAGTTTTTCTGAGTAAGGTCTTGGAGCTGAGTATTCTTCTGCAAAGAAGCTACTGTCGACTTTGTTAACATCTACTCCTAAGTTTAGGAACTCATTTATCTCTACTGCTGTTTGGTATCTACTAGCTTCTCCTGAACTAACCATATTGTATAGTCCGTATGGTAGGTTTTCTTCTAAATGTCTTAGTATTGAATATGCAAAGTCTTTTGTATATGTAGGAACTCCTAGCTTATCATCAACAACATTAAGCTCTTTCGCTCCTGCTTCAATCTGTTTCATGATTTTATTTACAAACTTCTTATCCTTAGCAGGACCTCCTCCCATCATCCATCCTGCTCTAAAGATCCAATACTTCTCGTAACTCTGATTCAGTAGTAGCTGTTCGGTATAGTATTTACTTTTTCCATAAGCACTTAATGGATAAGGTGTATCCTCTTCTGTATAGAATTCCTTATCGTTACCAAAAATTCCTGCTGTACTAATGAATACATAGGGTATGTTTAGATCTTTTGCAAGATTAAATAAATGTATAGCTGCAATTGTATTTGTTAAGTAACAATCATCTTTTTCTTGTTCACAGTACTCTAAGTCTACTAGTGCTGCAAAGTTTAGTATAATGTCTGGTGTGTATTCGTTTATAACTTGAGTAGTATGTTTTAGGTCTCTAATATCACAGTACTTTACTTCTCCTTCCGTGTCTTTATCTGTCAATAAGTATTCTGAGGTGTCTGTTAAGTCCTGCAAGGTTGTTCCCAACATTCCATTAGCTCCTGCTATAAATACTTTTTTATAATGTGTCATAATAGTTGTTTTGTCTTTCTTGTCTGTCAATTGTTTTTGGATGGTATATTACAAATTCTTCATCTTCTATAGGAAATGCTGAATAGTTTTTAAATCCTTCTAAAACTTCATGTACTTTGTTTTTCCATTTAATATTACCATCATTTCTATAAACTCTCATTTGAAAATCTGGAAAGTTTACCCAGCCTTTTTCATTTACCTTCCATCCCCATTTCTGAATATGTTCTTGAGTTAAACCTTCTACAGTATTTACCCTAGGTACTAAATACATATCAGTTTCTGGATTTTGTTCTAAGATAAACGGAAGCCCTTTTATAAGATCTTCTGAAGGTATTTCATCAGCATCCAGTTGCATAATGTAATCTCCTGTACAGTGTGATGTTAGTAAGTTCTTCCAATCGGCGAAGTGCCCTTTAAATTCACTTCTCTGTATTACTATTTCTTTTGGTAGATCAGAAACATACTCTCTAACCTCTTGACTGCCGTTTTGCTTATCGAATAATACTACTATCTCATCTTGTTCTCGTTTGTGTGAAAGGAGGAAGTTGACTAGTCTTTTCACTTCCTTCAATTCGTTACAAACTGTTATTGCATAACTAATTTTCATATTGTAAATATACGAACTATTTTTTGATTCTACAACTTCTTCCACTTTTCTTTTACCTCCACTATTTTCCACCAATCAAATCTATCTGACTTCAGACACCTGTGGGTTATTGTACCTTTTTTCACATTAAAAGCTTTTGATACTTCTTTAACAGAGGTATACTTCTTTCCTTCAATCAAATAATATTCCTCCGTATAATGATCTACCAATAAAGCAGAATACCTGTACCCTTTCTTCGGTTCCTGTAACCCTAAATAAGCATACACTTGACTTCTGTTTATTCCTAGGTATTCCGATACATTATCCATACCTGCTATTATTTTTGAAATTCCATCTACAACAACAACGTATTCTTGTATGTAGTCAGAGGTAGTTGCATTGAGTGGAGCTGATAGAGATTCTCCATATCTCCTATTGTTCCTTTTTACGTAATGTGTACTACCTATGTGAGAGAAACCTCCTTGACCTCCTTCGGTAAGATTATAACTTCTTGGATCATTTACTGCATCAAACAAATCAATCCAGTATTTTTCTCTGTCTGAGAGTTCTTGTAGAGAATTACAGTACTCTAATATTTGTCTCTTAAAATTTCTCCTACCATATTTTTCTATGGATTTCCTTAATGCTACACCTGAACCTAAGTATGTAGATCTCTTACCTGCATATTTACCTATGTAGTACTTTCCGTTAACTAGGTTTGTTGTTTTGTATATAAACATAAAGCCTATTCTTTCTAATAAATAGGCCCTGTTCTTGAAAAGATATGATTTTTAGATTATATCTGATTCTATGTCGAAAAACTGAATGGCACTTAGAGCTTCCATAAAGTCTCTTTCAGCAAAATATTTAATATTCTTCATATCCATTTTGTGAGTTTGCTCTTTAGGGAAGTTAGCTTTTTCTTCTTCAGAAATTTCTATAGCTTTTACTGCTGCCCATCTCCAATTGTCTGCAGATGTTCCATCTACAAATACCATTCCTTTGTTTGGAAGAGTAATAGTGGAAGGAAACCATACCTGATCATCTTTATCGATATATATAATATCTTTGTATAGTTCTGGTGCTGATTCAATTGCTTGAAGTACAGGAGCACTTCCTTGTTTCATTACTGTTGATGAGCTTTTACCACATCCAAAGCAAAGCCAAGTTGTAAGGTCTTTTTCTACTTTCTGTTCGTAACAAGCATTACTCCCTCCACAAGGGCAATCCTTTAATTGATCTTTTTCCATTATTCAACTTTTTTAGTTATATACCAGGTATCATCATCTTCAGAGTACCCTTTATTAAATTCAAACTCACTACTATTTAATTTTCTAAACATGTTTTGAAAATAACTTAATCTATCATCTTCAAGACCATCTCCATCATAAGGTTCAAATTTTATACCCTCACTATCAGTATTGTTTAAAAAAGGAATGATTTCACTATTCATTACTTTTTGTAAAAATAATGCTTTAGGTAAGCGATTTGGATCATTATCATCCCTCTTAAACTGCTCTTCAGGAGTAGGTGCATTTAGATTTCCAAATTTTAATTCCCAAAAATTATCACTTGGATCATACACTAACCTAACTTCAAAAGGAGAACTATCGTTAGTTCCTTTAAATTCTTTTGGTTTGAATATTATAATATTACCTTGGTTTAGTTTTCTTACCCCCCATTGAGATATTTCAGTAAGTAGGTATTGTTTAGTAGCTTCCTTCCTTTCTGCTAAGTTTAAATAGCTACCTAACGTCTGATAAATCTCAGTTGCTAGTATTGTTAAGGATCTCATCTATTCTACTTTTTTTAATTTTGGTAATTCAATTTTCTTAAGTTGTGGTAATTTTAATTGAACCTGCTTTGGAAACTCAGGTGCGTACTGTGTTAGAAGGTTATCTAACGTATCTCTCATATTTTCATAAGAGAATTGTGTTCTTGACTTATGACCTTGTCTCTTAGCTGCAGTTTTATATTTGTCGTAATCATCATAAACTGCTTTGTAGGCTCTACCTACTTCAATTGGGTCTGGTGTAAACCATGAACTTTCTCTTAATATCATTTTATCTATTGCTGCTGAAGGATGTACATTTGTTAAATTTCCTCCTATGTAAGTTACAAATTCCTTATCTAAGAAATCAACGTGACCTGACCAATAAGATGCTATGATTGGCTTATTCACTAAACTAAATTCAAGTAATGGTCTTCCAAATCCTTCTCCTTTTGTTAAAGAAATCATTGCTTTTACTTTACCGTGGTTGTATAGTTCGTTTACTTCAGCATCAGACATCTCACCATGTAGTAAATAAATGCTTGGTAAATCTCCTTTTACAGTCTTTCTTATTGCATCAATTCTATCCAGTACAGCTTCTCTATCCATAATAGAAGTTCCTGAACCTGCCTGTATTTTTAAGAGAAGAGCAGGTCTTTTTCCTTTAGGTTTATTTTTAAACGTTTCTAAGAATGATTTAATAGTATATCCAATATTCTTTCTATCCTCTCCTACTTCTCCTGGTAACCAATGTCCTACTGTTAAAAAACAGAATTGTTCGTCTATTTCATCAAGCTTTAATTCTGTTGGCCTGGCTAGTGGAGCATACTTTTCAATATCAGCTCCTTCAAAAACAACCTCTACTTTTGTCTGTAATTCTACAGTTCCTGTAACTTGTCCTGTCCTATTATCTTGAATATTAAACTTACTGTCTTGAAATACTTTCTTAGCATGCTCAGATGAAACTAAAACTAAATCCATATTATTACATCCCTGTACCCAAGAACCATCGCAGAGTGTTGTTTCAATACCTGCTGTTACTCCAATGTTATACTTTCCTACTTTTTGAAATTCATTCGGTACTGTGATCTGAATCCAGATGTCTGGTTGTTGTGTTAGTTGAGGTATAATTCTAGAAGATAAAGATGTATTGTTATGATCTTTTAGATAACCAAATCTTGTGTTACCCCATCTTTGAGATAATACTTTTACATCATACTTATCTGTATCAATGATTGATTGTACAAAGTCTCTTGCTCTTGCTCCATATCCCGAGTAAGTATCAATTGGACAACTTACTACTAATGTAGGTTTACTCATAACTAGTATATTAATTTATGTGTTATACGTTTTTTAGGTCTGTCTGTGATCTTATGTAGTTCAAATCTAGGTCTTGGTGTAAACTTTTCAAATGATTCATTCATTGCATCAATTACATTCTCACACATCTGTCTTGCTGACATTCCTGATTCATCAGAAGTAACCCACTCTCTTGCTAATAATCCTTTTGCATCTCTTTCCTCTTTTGGCATATCATACACCTCACATATTGCTCTAGCAACATCTTCTGGTGCACATCTATCATCAAAGATGTAAGGAGTAGGTACTGAACCAACTAAGGAAATGTTTGAAGGGAATACTGGTACTGCCCAATCTCCACAATCCCTAACTGTACCTCTATGGTTTGAAGGGAATTCAGGAGAAAAGTCAATCCACTTACCATCATGCTCAAATCTCATTTGATCTTGCATACCTCCTGTTACATTTGCAATGATCATTCTACCTGCCATCATAGTTTCTGTTAAAGATAATCCCCATCCTTCGTTTGAAGTAATAAGTAACCCAACATCAGCTACATTGTACAGTAAATTCATCTGTGGTGTATCTAACTTATCTTGTGAGAAGAATACATTTACGTGATCATCACAAAGGGCTTCTCTTACTGCATAAAGATCTGTTCCATTTTCATCTATAGCTTGTGTATGCATTACTAAAGCACACTTCTTGGCTTTCTCTTCTCCAATCATATCACAGAATAGTTTGTATGAAAGGATTACATCTCCTGGAGATTTTCTTCTGATGTTCCTTGAATTGAAAAGGACTACAAAGTCGATTTGTTTTTCTCCAAACATATTCTTTTTAAACTCCTGCAACAATCCAAAGTTCTCGTGTCCTTGTCTAATAGGGAAGAAGTGTTTATCATTTATTCCGTGAGGAACATATTTGATAATTTTATCTTTAGCTTTATCTCCTAAAACTATTTCGTTGATGTTTTTAGTTTGTTTTGAGATAGCCATTAATAAATCACACGATTCGTAATATGCTTTATTGTATAAAGGTGCTGGGTAATCATCCCAAATGTTTAAGTAGTGGATTGGAATTTGATTTCTAATTTCTCTTTCAATTTCAAATAACCAAGTCCAATATCTTGGATCTGTGAAAATAAAGATTGCATCTGGCTTTTCCTGTTGAATTAGAGATCGTACAAGCATTGCATCTCCATAACCACTATTAGGTAACACTCTTACCCAAGCATCATCCAATCCAGTAAATTTATTTACCTCAGCTGAGATGTCTATACCTTTTCCTGCTTCAGGATGATTGATTGCTGCTCCTACATTAATCCAGTTAAAGTGGTGTGCTGTTCCTACAACTATTTCCCTAGCCATAGTTGCGATACCGGAATGCATCCTAATATCATCGCATAACAGAAGAATCTTTTTACGATCCTCTTTCTTTACATAACGAAAATTGTCTTTCATGTAACTATTTTAATTTAATATTTGTTTGTGTATGTAGCTTTTGTTTAAAACTATCTTCTGTAAGATATAAAAAAATTGCTCTGTCTACAAGCTTTTGTAGAGAAAATTTATGTCTTACACATTGTTCTTTAAATTCCTGTAGAAGATCTTCTTCTACTTTTACTGATGTTAATTTTTTAGTGTTCATAGTTTATATTTTATATACATATATAAATATACCCTTATACTAAAACACCTGCATGACAATGCTTTGTTCCTTTGAATTCACAGAACATGCAATTTGATTTAGAAGGCTTCTTTTCATATTCCTTATCAATATACTGTCCATGTTTATCAAAAGCATCATCGATAAATTTTGAAAGAGCAGTTGTTGCTTGACCTCTTTTTATCTTTCCTGAAGGTGGTATAAACTCTTGAACTCTTCTACCCATTGCTGGATATTCTGGATTGGCTGGTATTTTTCTTTTAACGATAAAATATTTTACATCTACTTTTTCTACATCTATATTAAATTGTCTTGCTAAGAATTCTTTATATAAAAGTAATTGTGCTAATTTTTTATCATCTTTCTTTGCATAATCATTCCATCCTGAAGTAGATGTTTTGATATCGAAAATAATATACTTGTCATCTTGTTCATCATAGAGAACAATGTCGATGTATCCTTTAAAAAAAACATTTTCAGCTATCTTATGTACTAAGGGAATTTCTACTCCAACAAGCTTATAGTACCTGGTTCCAAAATAAGATGCACGTTTCTTACGAACGTATTCTAAAATTTCAATGCCATCATTATGAAACTCAGATAACTCTTCAGAGGTAGAGAAATGTTTTCCGTACTTTTCTTTTTCTTGAGCATAGATGGTAAAAATCTTTTCCTGTAACAATTGCTTGAAGTCTATTTCATTTGACTTCTTTACTGTTCCTTCGTAGAGTTCTGTTAACCATTCCTGCATTACTTCGTGTACTGCTGTACCAAAGACTGTATGAATGGAAG